TTGTAGTATATGTCTAGTTGCAGTATTTGAATTTGCTGCCGCTAACTTTTGAACACCAACTAAAGCATTTTTATCTGGCATACTACCATCTCTAGCTTCGTTAAGTCCAGTTACATCTCTTATCATCTGTAAATAATAATTGTAAGTTGTAATTAAACTTTGTATTTTATTTCCACCAGCTCCATTTTGTATTTGTTGAATTGGTACTTTACCGGGATTCATATCCCCTTCAGAAGTAAAACTTCTACCTATAACAGAACCTGTCTGGAAGAACATGTTCAAAGCTTCTTGTGGATTATAGTTTGTTCCGTTACCAAGATCTATTTCAGCGATACCATCAGCATCAAGATAAACACCATCAGGTACCATACGAGCCATTACTTGTTGGAGCTTTAAATGCGTTAATTGAATCATATCAGCAAAACCAGTTATTCTACTAACTAAAGATTCAACTCGACCTTTATATATTCTTGGAGCAACTATTTGATAGCTCATTTTAACTCTATTAAAATCAGAATCGCTCCTCATCATATTTTCAGCCATCCTCCATCTTAACAACTTATTGGATCCAACAACATAAACGCCTTCATATAAAACCTCTACAACTCTATCTAATCTACTGAAATTTCCCTCCATATCTTCTGGAGGATTAAACGTGTCATCTTTTTCTATGACCTTTTCTGCTCCAGTCCCCATTTGCTTTAATTTATAAACATCATTAGAGTGTGTTTTGTAATTAAAGTATAAAACTTCTACTTTGTTTTTATCAGTGTCTTTTCTGTAGTGACTTTCAGTTCCACCTTTACTTTCAGTTATTTCTTTAATTTCACTTTCTGTTAATTCAGGAAATTCTTTCACTAATTCATTTATTGGAACGTCTTTAACTTCACCAACGTAATATATATCATCAAAATATGGCGATTCAGTATAAGAATAAACTACATTAGCTGGATCTACATATTTAACTCTAGCTCCATCACTCCAATCAAAAGTTGTTTTCGTAACTCCAATACCTATTGTACATATATCATATAGTGTTCTTCTTCTAATTAAATCATAGTCACTGTTTTCTAGTAAGACGTTCAAAGCCTGCTCTTCTGCTATCTCAACAGCTTGCTTATAATTAAGTTGCATGTGAAGTGCTAGTTCTTCTTCTGTATCAGGTAACTCTTTTGGTTCGTTTTCAAATAAATTTATATTTAAATTCATCAGTGCTTTTTCTTTGTATTCTTTAGCTCTCATGTCTCTAAGCATAGATTCCATATACTCTGTTCGCTTGCTGACACCAAATTGATCTTGTGAAAAAGCATTTATTTCGTAAGATCTTTGTGCCATACCATTAACAACAATATCAACAAACTTAGGAATAATTGGAACTGGTTTCCAATCTAAATTAAGATATGATAAATCACCATTTATTGATAATTCATTTTTATATTTTTCAATAGGTTGCTCACCTCTAGCATATAATCTTAATTTATGAAAACTATTTATGTTACCCTGAAACTTATTAGTTGTTCCTTCGAACCATTCATGTCTAATAGCTTTTGCAACTTTTTCTCCATACTCTTTGGTCATTTTTTCAAGATCGCTTACCGCTTGAGATGGAAAATTTATAACAGACTCTGTCATATCTTACTTTTTATTATTGTTGATTGAAATCCTTTATTATTATACTTTGATATGTTTAGGTTTAATGGAGTTTTTTCTTTTTTTGGATTTGGTTTATATAAGTGTCTATTGCATGCCATTACAGCTAAACCGGAGCTTATTGAAGCATCATGCTTTGTTCTTTTTGTTATGTCAAACTTAGACCAGTCATTTAGTGTTTCATTAAAGTACATTGCCCCATAAGTTCCATCTTCAAGTAATCCAACGTGATCGTTAATGTACATTTCAATTGCAGCAGCATGTGCTTGCTTTATGTCTTCACTAGAGTTTGGTATTCCACCAACTTCTTTTTCTGCTACAGATAATTTATTCCAAATTTTATCTGGTCTATTCATACTAAACCCTCTGTAGCCTCTTCTTCGTAAATAGTATAGTAGTCTTGGTTTATTGTTTTCAGCAAGTATTGGCATTCCATAAAATACTAAAGACATAAGAACATCTTCAAAAAATACCTCAGCTGTTTGAGGTCTTGCTATATATTCTAAAAAGAACGTATTAGCTGGAGCGTCTTCCATTGAAAACTTAGTTAACCCATGTAAAGCTCCTTTCGATCCTTTACCATCTACTGTTCCTGATATATCATATGAGTCACAACCAAAAGCACCCATATGCTCGTTACCTGGATATTTAGATCCATTTTTGAGTATTATATTGTTCTGTATATTACTATTTGGAACCCAACTAACTTTAAATCTACCATTTGGATCTGGATTAAAAGAAACTCTAGTATCTTTAATTCCATTTAACCACTGGAAATTACCAGGTGTTAATACAGATGAATTTCTATTTCCCTCATTGTAATCTATTTGCTCATATATTTTTATGAGATTAAATAAACTATTTTTCGTTTCATCTCTAAACGCGTGTTCTTCAGTTCTGGGAAACTGACGATAAAATTCATTTAAAGCGTCTTGGTCATCTCTTAGCCCATCTGCTTCATTATCCCAGTGATCTATAACACCATAATCTATCTCTACTCCATGTGGATCAAACGCTTCCTCTTTAGGAGTATTAAACACGGGTTGTCCATATTCGTCAATAAATCCTTCGTAGTTCCATTCCATAGGGATAAACAAAGAATATAATCCTGACTTAGTTTGTCCATTACGATTTCTTTTTGTGACATCTGAATTATAGTATAAGTTTTTGAAATTATCCCCTCCTTTATCTAAAGCGTTGGATGTTGATCCCATCATACACTTACCTATAATCCTACTACCTAATCGTAAACAAGTTTTTGTAACTCTCCAGTTATTTTTTATATTATCAGGTCTTTCCCACTTACCACTTTCATCATGGACTAATAAAGAAAGTTTTTCACCATCATAACTATTATCACCTGTATTTTTCCAGTCAATAGTAGTATCTAACCCTTCCATATCATCTTGCTCCTCATGTAAACCCATTTTTCTACGAGTAAATTTTTTAGCAGGAATTCTATATGCTAACTCTGACTTTGGGCGATCCATACCATCTTGTATTGGTTTGAAGAAGAATGGATAATTAATACTTATTGGTACTACTTTATCTGTAAACATCTTTTTTGCATCAGCTCCAGTTTTAGATAGTATACCAAATCTACTATCACTTGATATTGTAGCTTGATTAACTGTTTCAGCTGAACTCATAAAAGAAAAACCGGAACGTCTATTTTTTAAATAACACATCCCATAACATCTTCTATCTGCCTTGCAAGCTTCCCAAAATATAAAGAACAATCTATTCGCTTCTCTAAAATCAGGAGCTCCAACATCAATTTTACTCCACTGTAGATACATGTAGTGAGTACCTGTTAAATAAGTGGGTACTCCCTTGTTCATAAACCAAAACCCCTCATCTCTTCTTTTAAATTCCTCGTCTATATATCCGTAGTTTTTCTCTTTAAAATCATCTGGGTAACTTTGCCAATCGAATACTGTTTTAATTCTTTTAAAATCAGTATTGAGCGGAAACTGTTTCCATTTTTGATCTAACTTGTTTTTACTACAAGAGTAAATTTCTTTTGGTTGTTTTGGTAATGCTATTTTAAAACCTTGGATTTCAAGTATATCTCCTATCATTCCGGTTTTAGATATAACTACAACGTCGTTTTCTTTATTGTAACCATACTCCCATTTCTTGGATTTATTAAGTCTTTTTATAACATTAGACTTAATAGGCTCTATGACCTTATATAATGTTTGTTTATACTTCATCTAGATCTTCCTTCTGCGAATCCCTTGAAGACAGCTTTCTTTTCCTCTTCTATTGGTTTTCCTTCCAGCATTGCTTCTTCTTCATGTATTCTATTTAGTATCTCAAAAGCATCGAATATAGCTAGTTTCTTTGTGGCAGCAGCGTTCTTTAATCTATCTGCTGATATATCTTCATCTGAATCAACTATTTCTTCTCTAGCTACCTTAATTAGCTCTTCAACTGCTTTGTGCCCAGCTTGGATTATATTCTTCTTCGTTTCCTTGATATTCATATTTAATTGTAATAAATTTATTTAAAACTCTATATAATCTTTCACCATTAATAACAAATTCATATGTACTAACTGGATCAAACCCAACTAATTCTTGTTTATCAAAAGCTCCATCAGAATACTTAATAACACCCATTAATGGTTGTTCTATATCTAATGATAGCTTATAATGGTACGGATTTAGTGATTTTATTGGTTTAACAAAACTAAAACCTGGCGTAGCTTTCCCATTATATAAAAATATTTGATCTTCAGAAACTAAGTATTCATCTTCTTTTAAATAAGATCTACTATTCTTTTCTCTACCTTTAACATCATACCATCTTCTAAATATATTATGATGTACTACTACTTCATCACCCACGTTAATGGGTGATTGAAATAATATTGGAGTAGCGATTACTTTTGCTAATCTATTTACGTATTGATGATTCGAAATTTCTGTATTTAGTATTAGTTCTTTATCATCAATCTTTTTAGAATTATTATATCTCTCTCCAATAGGGGAAATTATAAACTCTTTATAAGCTTTCATTAGTATTCTAGATTATACTCAATTGATATAGCCATGTTTTTATTAAAATCCTTCCAAGGTATAACTACATCTCCTTTTTTAATATAAATACAATACTTGTCTTCTTCTTCTATTATATCGCAAATCTTATGTCCTCCATAAACTTCTTGGCCTACTGCGTAGTGCATGGAATCGTTTTTGTAATCTTTACCTATAGTGATTTTTCTAATTATATTATTTTTCATCATCTTCTGGCTTATCTACTCCATTAGATTCTGCTTTAGGCCAATTAATAGTACCATCATTAATATTAACATCATATGAACCATATTCTCTAAGTAGAAGATTTTGCATTTCACCAACTTTATTTTGAGTCTTTTTCATTTCATCTAAAGCTGTATGCTTTTGCACTTCCATTTTTCCAATGTTGAATTGGATTGCGTTTATAGTGTTAACTAAATCTTGCATTTCTTTTAAATGCTTTTCATGTATTCTAACCGCTTTTTCAGTTTTCACTGTAAGCTCTTTTTCTTTATTTTTTGCCATTTTATTTAATTTAATTATTATTTAATTTATCTACAAGCTGAAGATGCTGTCACAAC